GTTCGGTACCTTTTGACGAGCCCGGGCTTGTAATCAACTTAGGAGTTTTGCAATTGCTCCACGTTTGACTACGCCACCAAGGTTTTGTCGCACCAAACCCAGAGGTTGTCTGTGTAAACAGAGCCTCTCGAACTAATCTTCCGCGTGTTTATCAATGACCCATAAACACAAACTCATCAACCAAGCGTTCGGGCTCCTCACTGTGAGTCACCGGCCATAGGGTGTCCAGCATCTGATTTTCTTTAAAATCAAGGATCTTTCTAATCCCCATGGGCTCAAGAATGTAATCGGCAGTTCCCGACTTTTGTCGAGTAAACTTCTCGTACTGCTTGAGTAACCTTATATTACGGTTGAAATGAGTGGATTGAGTGACCGAAGGACGACCTTTCCAGGTCCCTTCAGAGATCTTCACTTCAATCTGAGGCGCGTCCTCGTAGTAATCAAGTCTTTGAAACTCTTGGATCACACGGGACAAAAGCTGAGTAGAATCAAGGCCAAGATCCAGCTTTCTATAATAGTTCGGTCGGACAATACGTTCTGGGCCGGACTCGCGCACATGGGTAATAGCTCTCGCTATTTTCCCGGTATCCTTAGGCCCTAAAGAAGGAACCAAAAGACGCCGATCTGCGTGAGTGGTGAGGTATGCAGCTTGTTTCCTCTTTTTAAGAAGAAGGGATTTATGAATCCTTCCATGCTGCACCGTTTCATAATCCTCACCCTGTGGAATAGGTACACCACAGCCGCCGAGTTCCTTTGGGAAATACAGATCAGCTAAGCGTGGTTTCTCAGCAATCACATTACTGTGATGTGTGAGAAAAGCATCCAAGAAAGTCATTTGTGACTTCTGGTTGATTCCACGTAGTAGTGCACTAGCAAGAGGACCAAGATCGGTCCAATATACATCTTTTGCCGTGCCGGCCTCAATGCCCTTTCGGACAATCCCATAAGCGATTGATTGGTTAAAGAAACCCTCAAAACGCCACAGGCCCTTTCGAGACCATCTAATCGGAACTCGTTCCGGATCATCCTCGTTACTACTATCACCCTCCAATTCAGATTTAATGTAAAATAAACCTGAATGAGCAGGAGCCCGACGAAGTTCTGAGTTTAAAATCAGAAATTCACGACTGGTGTAATTCTTTCATATAGAGAATTCAAGACCACAGTCGGCCGTAAGCGTTTTCCACCTGCTATACGACTCGGTGTTCGCAATAAAGCCGATGTCGTCTCCGTTAACTCTAATCCTCAAATCTTTCGAGAAATTAGAACCTAAAGCGGCACAGGTTGCTGCACAGTTAACGAGACATAGGATAGGGAATGACATTGGAGAGCCCATAAGCTGGCCCCAGGTCTGATTGACTACATCTTTACCATAATGTAGTCTATGTTGGACCAATGCCTTCTTCCCGAGGAGGTAATAAGGTGTATCAATGAGCGATAGCGACACGCCCTTCCACATGATCGTGGCTTGGCGGCAGATCTGTTCCCAACAGAATGCTGACAAATCAGGATTTAGATTGTCGGTAGCAGCTTTATAGTCGCCCGAGACGTAGAATTCGTCAGGTGCGAGCTCATCAGTGTTACCAAAGCAGTCCGAAAACTCTTTGTCGTCTATCGGCTTACCAATGAAACTGAAGACGGGATGCTTACGCATAATGCCGTGCATGAACTTTTGAAGTTCCACGCAGCGATACATTTCTGCGGCCTGACCCTTAGTTATAATACGGACCTTCAACGGTTCCAAGATAGCAACCGGAGTCACGTCTAAGGGCTCAGAAATACGAGACGTCCAAAGATCATCAATATAATCTTGAAAACCCCGTACTAATCTTTCGTCATCAATCTCAAAGTTTCGGTCTATTGAATCAATAGGGATCTTAAAATCTTTCACCAAAGAGGAAAAACATCCTCCCTGTGCCAAAGGTGTCTCAAAACAAGAACTGAGACTTGGAAAAGCATCAACATGCTCAAAGATCTTACCACCGAAAAGCTTCCTCACTATATTCACAATCTTAGGCTTGACTAACCAAATGTTTGTCCTATAGTCACGTGAACCCTTCAATATCATCATCTCGTCTGTCTTGGTGAGTGCAATCTTGTGATCACACAGACTGGCCTCAACAAACGATTTGAATGCAGGAGGCATTCCGTTCTTTGACATATAGAAGTCATAAAGAAAACGTCGATAACGCCATTTTCTCTCACTGGCTCGTTTCATCGCAGATCTCAGGATTCTGGTAAG